ACACGGGACTGTTTTTTCCAGCGGCTAATTCTGTGTCGACTTCCGTTGGGGGCGTTGAAAAACTTCGTATCGACTCAAACGGAGTCGGCATCGGAGTACGCGAAGGCGGCGGCGTTGATCCGTCAACGTATTACCTGAGCACGCAGGCAAACGCAGGGCTGACGATTCTGCATGCTGCGAAAGCTGGGACTGCGACAGCGAATCATACAAAGCGTCATCTGATGGCGTATTCGTTTAACACTGCCGCTGCTGCTGGCGGCAGCGGCATCATGCGAATCAAGATTCCAGTGATCTCTACCGGAGGATCGCTGCGGCTCACAATAAAAAACACACCGCTGACGACAGTAGCGTTTTCGAGAGCGTGGGAAATCACCTTGTGTGACTACTATCTCGCTGGTTATTCGTTCACCAAAGACACATTTTCAGTTACAGGATCACCAAACTTTTCGCGCGTGCGGCTGATGACTGACGGCACTGATCGTTATTTGGTGCTTGGATATTTCGTGGCTGGCGCAGGCACGGTGAGCACTGCATCGACAACCACAGTAACAGGGTCAGGGACTGCATTCTTGAGTTTGTTTCGTGTAGGTGACGCGATCTTAATTGCCGGAACGTGGAAATATATTTCAGCCATTGCAAGTGACACATCGCTTACTGTTCTCAGCGCATACGGAGTAAATACTGCCGTTACTTATTGTCGCGGAGATAGTTTCTTGGCTCCGCAAATCACGATCGATGCGGACGTGGGCAACGTCGGCTCGACGCTTCAGGTGAACACAGCATTCGCGATTGATTTTGCTGAATCGGAATCAACGCTGAGTCTTGTATCTGCGTCAAACGATATATGGCTCACCAACACAAACTCGCAGCACTCATTCGTAGGAGTGGGGACGCAAAGGCCGACCTCGTTATTCCATGTGAAGGCTGAAAAAATAGGCCAGGGGACGGTGTCGAATTCTGCCGCTGGCACTACCGTTACGGGCGTGAATACGCTTTTTCTCGACACGTTCAAGGTGGGCGATTCCATCACGATACCGAGTGCTGGAACGGCTGCATCACCGCAGACTGTCATCATCAGTGCGATTGCTAGCAATACTTCAATGACGACAGCGGCGATCACCAGTGCGAACTCTGCGGTGAGCTATTCTCTCGCTGGCGGCACGCTTTTCTCTGTCGCTGGCAACGGGACGATCACAACCTCCAGCGGTAACACGCTATCGGGGACAAACACAGGTGACCAAACAGCGGCGAGCCTCGGACTTGTGATAGGCACAAATGTTCAGGCTTATGATGCAAAATTGACGACGCTCGCGAGCCTCCCCGTTACAGATAACGCAGTAATTATTGGCAATGGCACTACGTTCGTTTCTGAGTCGGGCGCAACGCTGAAGACCTCGCTAGGACTTACGATCGGGACAAATGTTCAAGCATATTCGGCCTCGCTCACAGGGCTAGCTGGCATAACGCAACAGTACCAAGGATTCGTCGCCTCGGACGGCAGCGACGGATGGTTTTGCTACTCTCCATCGCAGACTCGCACCGCACTATCGCTTACTGTCGGCACCGACGTTCAAGCCTACAAGGCGGGTCTACAGTCGCTCGGAAACATAGCGACAACGGGTGCTGATCGCGTGATCTACGCGACGGCGACCAATGTTTATACGACAAGTGCATTCACTGCGTTCGGTCGCTCTTTGGTCGATGATGCCTCGGCGGCAGAGGGTCGAAGTACGCTCGAAATCGGGAAGATCGCGAGCACACTGAGTGGTGGACGGCTCACTCTGCAAACAGCAGTCGGAGTGCCAACGAGCGACCAGACAGCGAAGACAACAATCTACTACACACCATTTTCGCATGGCATGATCGGGCTTTACGATGGAACAAACTGGATACCCCGAGAGTTCACTGAAAGGTCTCTCGCTTTGGGAACTCTTGTTTCTGGAAAAAACTATGACGTGTTCGCTGTTTCGATTGCCGATGTAATTTCGATTGAGGCCCTCGCATGGACGAGTGACTCGGCACGAGCAACGGCTTTGGTCGCAGTTGACGGCGTGCTGTGCAAGACGGGCGACACGTCGAGACGCTACGTGGGGACGTTTCGCACAACGTCCACAACCACAACGGAGGATTCGGAAGCGAAAAGATTCGTCTACAACGTAGCCAACAAGGTACCGCGATCGATGCTCGGGACGCTGGGGTACGTCGACAACACCACTAACGAAACATTCACGTTCTTGCCAGCCTCTCTCGCGACATACGCTCAGTTAAACGGCGGCACGGGAAATAAGTGCGAGTGGGTAAACGGACTCACGGAAACTGTTTTTCTTTCGGGATCGGCGTTTTACACAGCGGGTGCATCTTCCTATATGCTCGTTAGTGTCGGAATAGATACGACAACAGGCTCTTCATTCTTTATCGCTCAAAGCGATACAGCAGGCGGAAATACTTGGCAGCGAGGAAATAGCAAGAGCGTGTCATTCGCCGCCGGATACCACTATTCAGCTTTGAACGGGGCGATCATAAGTACGCTAAACGCAGCAACGATCTACAGAGACGATTCCCGCTACGGTGGCACTGTCGATCCTATTCGCACATTTATTTCAGCATCGATCACCAGTTAGGGCTCAACATGCTTGGACTTCTCCACGATCAGATTGCGACCGTTCTCCCTATCGTTTGCGTGCGCGATGCAGGCGGCGCGATCGAGGTCGTTTATGCAGATCAGCCAGACGCACAGCAGCAACAGCAGATCGATGCGTTTGTTTCGGGTTACCCGACGACCAAAGCACTTTACGAATTGCGTGTTAAGCGTGACGCGATGCTTGTTGCGAGCGATTGGCGAATGCTTGCAGGGTCACCGGGCAACCGTGAAGCGTGGGCAGAATATCGACAGCAGCTGAGAGATTTGCCGCAGGTGTTCGCAGGGGATGTTGCAAATGTTGTGTGGCCTATCGAGCCAACGTAGAGAGATCGCGTGAACTATCACCGGCCACAGCGTGACGACATCTGCGTTGCTCTCGCATTTTATTCTCCAGTGGGGTGGAGAACTCCGATCATGCACTTTCTTAACGTGCGAAAAGGATTGGGCGCGTCTCAGATCCCAACGTTCGCTATCGAGCTGGTGCAGCCCGGCGTGAAGGCGGTCACGCGAACGACTAAACACATTTGCGAGACGCATGTCATCGAGTCGGAGAGCGTGCTGTTTCACAAAGAGAATCTCTTTAATATTCTCGAACAGCGGATACCGGAGCAATACAAGAAGATCATATTTCTGGACGCTGACATCTCGCTCTCTCGACTTGATTGGGTAGATCGAACCAGTGACGTGCTCGATGGCGTGTCGTGCTGCCAACCATTCGATTGGGCTGAGTGGCTCGACAAGAGCGGGCACCGCATCGAGAGCGGCGTGGCGTGCGGGAAGTTTGCAGCGGCTGTTGCGTTGGCGAAGAATGAGACACCGCGAGTTGATCGGTATCATCCCGGATTCGCTTGGGCGTGGAATCGTGAGGCGTTCAAGCGGTGCGGTGGATTCTACGATCGTCACCCGGTCGGAGGCGGCGATCTTGCTACAGCGTTCGCGTTATCGCCGCACGATAAGACGATGCCGATCACGCGATGGATTCGCAACGATGCAGCATTCGCGAGCACGCAATCATTCACGCGATACAGGGCTAACGTGCACGCGCAACAGATTTCTGTTGGCTATCTCGGAGGCAACACTGCAACGCATCATGCGCACGGCAGTAAGGCGGACAGACGCTACTGCGATCGAGGCGTGTTTCTGCCGTCGATGGTAGATGGTGAGTACCCATTGCATCATCGAGCGGACGGGCTGCTGGAGTGGGACGACATCACAGCGAACGAAAGAATGATCGAGTTCTTCAGGGGTCGAAATGAAGACTCCTGATGGCTGGTGCAGCGATGCGGAACTTGATTGGCTATCCAATGCGGCTACACGCAGAGAGGTGATCGTTGAGCTTGGTACGCACAAGGGACGCTCAACGTCGGCACTGTGCAGCGGAGGCAAGGTCATCTGCTGCGACATCTGGCGAGCACATGAGGGAGCGTATGAGTCGTTCGTCGGATCGTTCATCAATGAGATACAGAGCGGGAAGGTCGTGCCAAGGCGTGTGAATTTGTATGCCATCGATGACCCTGATCGAGTGCAGTTGATCGAGGACTACTCGGGATCGGCTGATCTTGTGTTCATCGATGCAGCACATGGTAAGTGGCATGCGATTAGCGACATCTCACTTGCTCGCCTGCTGCTCAAGCCTCGTGGTCTGCTATGCGGTCACGATCTGTGTGATGGTTGGCCCGGCGTGCGTGAGGCTCTCGATGCGTGCTCAATCACGTACCAGAGAGAAGCGGGAAGTATTTGGAGGGAATGCTGATGCCAACACGAATGATTGCGCACGTCCAGCCATCGAAGCGCATGAAGCGGCCAGACCTGCGACCGAGTGCGACTGAGAGAGGCTATTGTGACCGTTCTTGGTTCGCTCTACGGCAGGTCGTGCTGGTGCGTGACGCATACGCCTGTAGAGCCTGTGGTCGCGTCTGTGCGGGCAAGAGAGAAGCACAGGTCGATCACATCAAGCCGAAGAGAGAAGGCGGCAGCGACGACGTGACGAACCTACAGACGCTGTGCATACGGTGTCACGCGCGCAAGACCTACCGCGAGCAAAGAAAATGATTGAAAAAAAGTTTCTGGGGGGAGGGCCATCGCTATCTCTAGGGCTACGCCCTTCCCAAACCTCCGCTCGTCCCCACGCAAACATCGTCGCACCTTTTAGAAATCGTTGACGTTTTAGCACGGTACAGCCAATCCACTAAATAGGAAATAACATGGGAAAACGTGGCGTTAAACCGCAGCCGACGGTCTTGAAACTACTGAAAGGCAATCCCGGCAGGCGACCGTTGAACCAACTTGAACCGCAACCGGCGCGGGATGCGATCGTTCCGCCTGCGTATCTCGTGGGCGCATCCCTGGCCAAGTGGAACGAGGTACTGCCAGGGCTGCTGGCTACCGGCGTCATCACAAATGCGGACATCGAAACGCTTGCAAGGTACTGCACGATGTACGAACAGTTTTTGTTTTGTCTCGCTGAGATCCGAGCGGGTCGAGATCAGATCGAGCTGAAGCATCCAGAGACCGGAGAGCTGTTGAACATCAAGAGCACGCCAGCCGGGCTCAACATGCACAAGCTGGCTGCATCGATGTTGCGGATCGAACAGGAATTCGGGCTCACACCTTCGGCACGGAGTGGAATAGTTGGCAAAAAGATTGACAAAGTCGAAGACGGTATCGATCCAAGGATCTTCGGTTGATCCAGATCGCGCCCAGATGGCGATTGAGTTCTTTCATTCGGTGCTCACGCATACGAAAGGTGAGCTCGGCGGCAAGCCTTTCATGTTGCAGGAGTGGCAACAGAGTTACATTGCGCGTTTGTTTGGCACGCTGAACAGCGAAGGACTTAGGGTGTATCGCCAAAGTCTACTGGCAATCGCTCGCAAGAACGGAAAAAGCAGTTTGTGCGCAGGCATCGCGCTGAAATTATTACTTGAGAACGAGCCGGGTGCAGAAATATATTCGTGTGCAGCAGATCGTGATCAGGCACGGCTTGTTTTTGAAATGGCGAAGGTCTGTGTTGAGCAATCACCAACGCTCTCGAAGATGCTGCGTGTTTATCGAAACTCAATCGTGCGAGAGGAAACGCACTCGGTCTATAAGGCTCTCTCATCGCAGGCATTTACAAAACATGGATTGTCAGCACACGGCGTAATTTTCGACGAGCTCATGTGTCAGCCAAATAGAGAATTATGGGACGTGATGACAACGTCCACGGGTGCTCGCCGCCAGCCTCTCGTCGTTGCACTGACGACAGCGGGCTACGATCGCAAGAGTATCTGTTGGGACATCTGGAAATACGCACTCGCTGTTCGTGACGACGCGATCAAAGACCCTACGTTTCTAGCGGAAATCTACGCCGCGGATCCAGGAGACGACTTTACTTCTCCGGAAGTTTGGCGCAAAGCGAATCCGAATCTGGGAATCAGCGTAAAGCTCGAAGATCTTGAGGTTCGATGTGCACGCGCTCAAGAGATGACCAGCGAACAGAATACTTTCCGCCAATTGCATTTGAATCAGTGGACAGAGCAAGACACGGCGTGGCTGAAAATGGATGCTTGGGCGCGGTGCGGCGGCGCGACACGCTCACCAGAGGGACGAGTGTGGTTCGGCGGGCTGGATCTCGCGAGCACGTACGATACGACGTGCCTCTGCCTTGTGTCGCTCGATCCATCGGACAACACATACGACGTGATCCCGATCTATTGGATTCC